ACGAACTGAGCCGTGAGGGACAGGTGTACATCATTACTAACCCTAACTTCCCTGAGTGGGTCAAGGTGGGCATGGCTGTGGACTCAGAGGATAGACTCAACGGCTACCAAACATCGTCACCCTTCAGAGACTACGTTTTGTTTACCTGTTGGCCTGTGACTGACAGACGATCTGCTGAGTCAGAAGCACACAGTCTGCTAGAGAAAACGTATGACCGCAAGGGTGAGTGGTTCAACTGCACACCAGAGCAAGCCAGAGACACTATCGCTGAACTGATGGAGCAACACAAATGAACAAACTTTACTCACTGGTAGACGACATCTACAAGGTGGTTGCTTCCAAGGAAGTGCCAGAGGGCGTTGATCTGTACGAAGAGATAGAAAACTTTGGCGAAGGCTGCAAACGCCTGATGACCAAGCTGTTCACAGAGCAACGTGACGGACGCAAGCTGCGGATGTCCAACATCGGGCGCGACGACAGGTATCTGTGGAACGTGGTCAACAACCCGGACGTACAGGAGGAGATGACACCTAACACGTACGTCAAGTTTATGTACGGGCATCTGATTGAGGAGATGCTGCTGTTTCTCACCAGACTATCAGGACACGAGGTGACAGATGAACAGAAACAATGTGAGGTTGCTGGTGTTACAGGGTCTATGGACTGCAAAATTGATGGTGTTGTCACTGATGTTAAGAGTGTCTCCACTTTTGGGTTTAAGAAATTCAAGGACGGAAGTCTGGCTTTTGATGATCCGTTTGGATACGTTGCTCAAATTAAAGGCTACGCACATTCAGAAGGAGAAACTAAGTTCGGCTGGTTAGCTATGGACAAACAGAACGGACACCTGACGTACCTCATGTACGACTCTGAGGACACACAGGCTCCCGTGTACGACAAGATCTCTTACGACATAGAGGAGCACATAGGGCGCGTAAAAAAACTCGTAGAGCAACCAGAGGCACCAGAGCACTGCCACGAGCCAGTACCAGATGGCAAAAGTGGCAATCAAAAGCTCGCCGTTGGTTGTTCGTACTGTCCCTACAAGCATATCTGCTGGCCCGGACTAAGAACATTTATCTACTCAAGTGGTCCAAGATATTTAACAGAGGTAGTCAATGAGCCGAAGGTCACGGAAGTCTAAGCTAGGAAACTTTAGGTCGGAGTTTGAAAAAGATGTTGCAACGCAGTTACAACCATTTGGCTTTAGCTACGAGCCGTTCCAAGTGGACTACATCATCCCACGAAAGTACACGCCAGACTTTGTGTACGAAAGAGGAGACAAAACCTACCTCATCGAGTGCAAAGGATACTTTCGTGCAGGAGACACGCAAAAGTACAAGGCGGTAGCTAGGTCAATACCGTGGACGCACGAGTTGATCTTTGTGCTGATGAAGCCTAATCAGAAAGTGAGTAAAAGTACCAAACTTACTATGGCTGAATGGTGTGACAAACACGAGATTTTATGGTATAATATAGATACACTTAAGGAGTTAGTCGATTATGTCTCTGACACTAGAAGAAATTAAGGAGCGTCTGTTGCGGTTATACGACCCTGATGATCTTCTGGAAGCACTACAGATTTCTGCTGAAGATATACTGGACAGATTTGAGGACAAACTGATACGCAAGCTAGACGAGTTTCAGGAGGAGCTAGAGGAAGAAGCGTATGCGGAATGAGTGGACAACATATTTGGATAAAAACGGTGAGGTTATGACTTACGGATCTATAGACGAAGCTAAACCAGAGGATTGGGACAGAGTACGCAAGACAGCCACAGGCAAACTGTACCACCCTAGTGACAAACACAACGCTGTGACGCAGCCAGATCACTACAACAAAGGCGCTATCGAAGCCATCGAAGCAATCAAGGCGTCCATGCACCCACAAGAATACAAAGGCTACCTCAAGGGAAACTGCCTGAAGTATCTGTGGAGGTACGAATATAAAAACGGCGTAGAGGACTTACGTAAAGCCAAGGTGTACCTAGAGTGGCTCATCAAGGAGGTCGCCACATGAAAGTTGTAGAGGGCAAGTTTGGTAAGACAGACGAGAAGAAAGATGAGATCACTACGTCTGAGTTTCTGTCCACGTTTGCTGTCAAGGCTATGGGGTACGAAGAGGAAGGACGTAAGATCAAGGTGGCTGTAATCATGTACGAGGACGGTGAGATGTTTGAAGTAGCATCCAACGAACAGTATCCTGACGGAGTGTACATGCTGCTTCAGATGGCAGCACAGGCAATCATTAACGAAACGCTAGGAGTAACTGAATAGATGGATGCATATCAACAATACATACACAAGTCACGGTACGCTAGGTACTTGCCGGAAGAGAAGCGTAGAGAAACGTGGGAAGAAACAGTAGCGAGATACGTCAACTACTTTGCAAACAAGTTTGACATCGAAGACGTTTACGATGAGATCCTGACAGCCATTGACAACCTAGATGTTATGCCGTCCATGCGAGCCTTGATGACCGCAGGAGAGGCACTGGAGCGTGACAACGTAGCAGGGTTCAACTGTAGCTACTTGCCTATAGATCACCCTAAGGCGTTCGATGAACTCATGTACGTCTTGTTGTGTGGCACAGGTGTTGGCTTCAGTGTTGAGCGTCAGTACATACAAAAGTTACCGGAGGTGGCAGAAGAGTTCCATGAAACAGATACAGTTATCAATGTTGCAGATTCGAAAATCGGATGGGCGAAATCGTTTAGGGAGTTGGTTTCACTGTTGTACACAGGTCAAGTTCCCAGATGGGACGTTAGCAGAGTTCGACCTGCAGGTGCCCCACTCAAAACTTTCGGAGGTCGTGCAAGCGGTCCTGAACCTCTCATCGACTTGTTCAGATTCACGGTGGACTTGTTTCGGGAGGCTGCTGGACGAAAACTTAGCTCCATTGAGTGTCACGATCTTTGCTGCAAGATTGCTCAAATCGTCGTTGTCGGAGGAGTCAGACGATCAGCACTCATCAGCCTCAGCAACCTCACAGACGATAGACTCCGACGATGCAAACACGGACAGTGGTGGGTAGAGGAACCCCAGCGTGGATTAGCAAACAACTCAGCGTGTTACACAGAGAAACCAGACTTTGAGGCATTTCTAAATGAGTGGACCAGCTTATATGAATCAAGATCCGGGGAGCGAGGTGTCTTTAGCAGAGTCGCAAGTCAAAAACAAGCTGCAAGAAATGAGCGACGAGATGCTACCTTTGATTTCGGAACTAATCCGTGTAGCGAAATCATCCTCAGACCCTACCAGTTCTGCAATCTTTCAGAGGTTGTCGTTAGGCCACAGGATACACTCGCTAGCCTCAAACGAAAGGTTCGGGTTGCGACTATCCTTGGGAGTCTACAGGCTACCCTTACCAACTTCAGATATTTGAGGAGCATCTGGAAGACCAACACGGAAGAAGAGGCACTGCTAGGTGTGTCCTTGACAGGCATCATGGATCACCCGTTGCTGTCCGGGAGAGGAGACAATGCTAAACTCAAGAAGTGGCTTACGGAGATGCGTCAGGAGGCTATTGATACGAACAAGGCGTGGGCTGAGAAACTTGGTATTAAACCGTCTACCGCAATTACTGCAGTTAAGCCTTCAGGTACTGTTAGTCAGTTGGTTGACAGCGCTAGTGGTATTCACCCTCGCTACAGCAGTCAATATATTAGGCGAGTCCGTGCAGACTCTCGTGACCCGCTTTGTAGCGTCTTAGAGGCCGCAGGAGTGCCTGTAGAGGACGATCTCATGTCACCCAGTACTAGGGTATTCTCCTTCCCTATCGCGTCTCCTGAGGGCGCTGTGACAGCCTCAGAGATGGGTGCTATGGAGCAGCTAGAGCTATGGGAGATATATCAGGACTACTGGTGTGAGCACAAGCCGTCCATGACTTGCTACTACCGTGACGAGGAGTTTCTGGAGGTGGGACAGTGGTTGTACAACAAGTTTGATAAGGTCAGTGGCATCTCTTTCCTGCCCTACTCAGACCACACGTATCAACAGGCTCCTTACGAACCCGTGGACAAGAAGACGTACAACGAGTTAGCCAAGGGTTTCCCTAAGGAAATATCGTGGGACATAGAAGAGGCCAGCGATATGACTGAGGGATCACAACAACTGGCCTGTACGGGGAACAACTGTGAACTATGACATGAATAGGATAGAGTAACCTTCCCTTTTGCCTACGTCCTCTGGCTTGTCTTTCGGGTCATGGGGCGTAGGTATTCCTTCAGCTTGCATCTTTCTGATGCGTTCCTTTGACTTCTGGCACATACTGTGGTAGTCGATGGATGTGTACGATACACTATGGTCTTTGTCTTTCATTGTGTAATCCTCAATCAAATTCTTCTTCTAAAAACGGCTGTGCTACGCGCATAAAAGGCAACCATCTAATTCCTCTACCTTCAAAAATTGCTTCTTCTAAGTCATCTTCTCCTGTTACAACGCCAACCAAGTCTTCAAGTATATCTAAAGAGCCTGACACCGGAGCAGGAAGTAAGCTTAACAAAAGAGGAACTGCGTCTTTTTCTGAAAGTTTTTTTAAATTATACGTGCTTAAAGTATTTACAGATGCTAAACCTAGAGCAAAGTCAGCAGCGTATTTTTGCATGTGCCCCATATCAAACGCCTCTTTGCCTTTGATTGGCTGACGTAATTCATTTAGTAACACATTACCACCGCCGACAACTGTTAGATAAGCCAAAGCATTTTTTATAGCCTCTGCTTTTTTCTTGTTGTCTTTATTTTTTACACCTTCTTTGTACGTATTATACACTAGGTTTTCTATTTGCTGTAACTGCTTAAGTCCAAACGTTCTCAGCATATACAGTATTCTTCCGTTAGGATTGTCTAAATACCACTTAGGCATCTGAGCCATATCAGAAGGCTGTATTCTAGCAAGCTCTGCAGCAGCCATTTCTTTTACTCTTTGTGTTTTCTTTCCAGCCATTAAATCTCTTTTAAGAAGTCGCATTTCAGTAGGCCCAAACAGCCAAGAAAACTCAGCGTCTAAACTACCGTCTATTATCTTTTGCTTTGCTCTATTTACTGCAGCAGTTAGCGAAACGTTTTTACCTGCCATATCTGCTGCTTGAAAACCAGACGCTTTAAAAGTAACGTCTGACATTTTATTAAATCTACGGTTCCACTTAGAGCCGCCCTCCCTTAAAAATTCTCCGGTTGCTTGTTTGGCTAACCCAACGTCTGCAGTATTTAATGTTTGTCCTCTCCTAGACAAAAAAGAAACAATAGCATCTGCCGTATTATTAGCTCCATAGTTGACTACTGAATTACTTAAGTCACCTAAATTTAAAAAAGCAGAATACGGGTTTCCTATAGTTCCCATGTATCCAAACTTTCTTACATTCGCTACAAAAGTATTTGGTCCTCTAGTACCATTAACAATCAAGCTGCTAA